GAGAAAGAAGAATGCGCAGAAGGTCTTTGTCTGAAGAAAAGAAGGCGGTGAAAGTAAAAGTAAAAGAGATAAATTTGGGAACCCTGTATATATTTTTTATTAAAGAACAAATATATAGAAAATAGAAGAAAGAACAGATAAATCAATAACTTAGCCTGTACTCTTACAGAAGAACATTTGGTACAAAATTTGGAACAATGGCTTGCAGACGCCATCTCGCAGTTCCTTTATAGTAATTAGAGGAAGTACAAAGTAGTAATGCTACTTTTTGCCTAAACTTATAGTCGACTATAAGTTTGCTACGGTAGAGAAGATGCCAGTTCTGCCCCGCCCCCGCGCCCCCTCCCGCACCCACCTACGCGCACGCTCACACCCACCAACAACTTAAGCCAAGCCGCCCTCACCGTTCGCGCCCCACTCACCGAGAATGACACCAGTTCTATTGATGCCAGTTTTTGGGCGAAAAAAAACCCCGCCGAAGCGGGGTCTGAAGGGGTACTGATTACTTGGCTAGAGGGTTAAACTTCTTTTCTTTCGCGTCATCAAGCGCGTCGATCAAGAAAGACATTAGGGGAACGGATTTAAATCCACTCTCTTCTTTTTTGACGGCATTGAAAAATTTCCGCAGTTTAACTTCTGCCTGTGCGCTTGTATCATTTTTGCCGATTGCGACTAGGGCAGATGTTTTTGCCTTGCCTTTGGTATTCGCGCCACGCTTTGCACCTTTGCCTGCCTTTTTACTCGCGTTAGTGTCGAATGCCTTGCCGTCATTCACAGCCAGACGCACGCCAGACAGATACTGATTCTTAGTCGCGACTGATAACGATTCGGGCATACCGTCGAAAATTGCCTGAGCGACTGCGCAAGTGCGACGCGACGCGCCAATCTTAATCTTAGCGTCGCGCAATGCCTTGATGCCTTCTTTAATCTTTTGAGTAGCACTAAGCGCACCATCAACGATTCCAAGGTTTACACCAATCTCGCGAGCGATTGCAGTCGCGTTGATTGCGGGTGACTTTACTGCCTTTGCTTTTGCTTTTGTTGTCATCTGAATATCTCCATAGATTAGATGATTGCGTGACACGCGGAATTGCCTGCCACAAGTGAAACTATAGCATAGATCTATGGGATACAAAATCAAAAACCTATAGTCGACTATAAGTTTGACGCGCGACCCCCACCGTACCCCTACCCCCCAAAATGGCTAGATGGGACCCGCCCCCGCTACGCTGTGTGTTTTGCACATTGGATACCCACTTTCCCAAACTCAATGTAAAAGTAAAAGACCCCCTCCCCCTGCATTAATTACTCCCCCCAAAAAGTCGCCATTTTTAGGGAAAACACCCCCCTTATCTTTTTGAATTCGCACCCCCCGGGGGGTATATAATTTTTTCGTGGGGGCGCCTCTTTTTGACGATGGAGGTTTTCCAATGCCCCCACACCTCTTGACAAAACAAAAACTATCTAGTAAGTTCCGCACAACTGAAGAACCGACAAAAGGACTTCTTACACCGTGCCGATAGTTGTAACACCCGAAGTTGGGATACCACTGCCCTTTGACGTAACGCCAGAGGAGGCAGAAGGTTTTCGTGAGCGAGCCAAAGCCGCTTGCGCCACTATCCTAGAACTCATAGACTCCGGTGCCAATGTAAAAGCCGATGAGGAAGACTCTGCTGTAGCCCACCAGATAGCGACCACGGGCAACTTCGTCCCATCTAAAACACCCCCCGGTGCCATCCTAAAACTAGAAGCCCTGCTGGATCACTACGACCACGAGTTTCTGGAAGTCAACCGCAAGATCCAGAATCTTGTAACGAACAAGTTGCTAGAAGAGACCGAAAACGAGGATGCCAAGGTTAGGCTCAAGGCGCTGGAATTGCTGGGTAAGCGTAAGGGGGTACAACTCTTTACCGATCAGGTCGAAATTACCGTGAAACAAAAGCCCATAGAGGAAATTGAGAAGGAACTTGGTTCTCTATTGGAACGCTACATGGGGCCTGTGGAACAAGCAGTAAAAGACGATATACAAGATGTTGAGGTAAACGAGGACAAGCCAGAGGCAAACATCATCCCCGACGACGATGAGTTAGACGCCTTGCTGGGGTTAAAAGATAAGGAGGGCGACGGTGAATCAGAACCGCCTGCAAGCACTCCTCAATAATAAGGGCACCCTAAACCAACTACCTCCCAATGTAAAAGCCAAGATTTATGAGTTGGTCGAGGAGTTGGAAGAGCGCAAAAGCGCGGGGCAGGCACAGAAGTCGTTTATGGCGTTTGTCCAGAAGGTCTGGCCTTCGTTTATACATGGGGCGCACCACGCCAAGATGGCTGAGGCTTTCGAGAAAGTGGCTGAGGGTAAGATCAAGCGGCTGATTATCAATATGCCGCCACGGCACACTAAGTCTGAGTTCGCCTCCTACCTGCTCCCGGCTTGGTTTCTAGGTAAATTCCCCAACAAAAAGGTCATTCAGACCAGCCACACTGCCGAATTGGCTGTGGGATTTGGACGAAAGGTGCGAAATCTTGTCGATCAGGACACGTATAGAGAGATTTTCCCGGGAGTTGGCCTACAAACAGACTCTAAGGCTGCTGGCAGGTGGGCGACTAACAAGGGTGGAGACTATTTTGCTATCGGTGTCGGTGGCGCTGTTACGGGTAAAGGTGCCGACATCCTTATTATCGACGATCCGCACTCTGAGCAAGAGGCTGCGCAAGCGGAAATAAACCCAGAAATCTACGATAAGACCTACGAGTGGTACACATCAGGCCCACGGCAGCGTCTACAGCCGGGAGGCGCCATCATAATTGTGATGACTCGGTGGAGTAAGAAGGATTTGACGGGTCAGGTGATCAAGGCAGCGAGTCAAAGGTCGGGTGAGGAGTGGGAAGTCATCGAATTTCCGGCTCTTTTGCCCAGCGGCAAGCCGTTGTGGCCTCAGTTTTGGCCCAGAAGTGAGTTAGAAGCCCTCCAAAAGGAACTTCCCCACGGCAAGTGGATGGCGCAGTACCAACAGAACCCAACTTCTGAGTCTTCAGCCATTGTAAAACGTGAATGGTGGCAGGTTTGGGAGGATGACGAGGCGCCAAATTGTGATTTCACGCTGATGTCGTGGGATACGGCCTTTGAGAAGAGTAATCGAGCCGACTACAGTGCCTTGACCCACTGGGGGGTCTTTTATCACCCGGATGATACTGGGTTGCCACAGGCAAACATTATACTTTTGAACGCTTTTCGGGAGCGTATGGAGTTCCCAAAACTGAAGCAGACGGCTATTGATCAATTCAACGAGTGGGAGCCAGATAGCGTAATTATTGAGAAGAAAGCCTCTGGAGCGCCCCTTATTTATGAGATGCGGGCGATGGGAATACCCGTTCAGGAGTTCACGCCAAGTAAAGGTAACGACAAGATCAGCCGATTGAACGCCGTATCAGACCTATTTGCTAGTGGTAGAGTGTGGGCACCGAACACACACTGGGCGGAGGAAGTAATTGAAGAGGTTGCAAGTTTTCCTGCGGGCGAGCATGATGACTATGTTGACTCTGTATCCCTCGCGTTGATGAGATTCCGCAAGGGTGGGTATATCCGTACCCTGTTAGACGAAGAAGATGAATTACCTTCATTCCGGCGCAAGTTTGAGGGTTACTACTGATGTTAGTTGGGATACCCGAGATATTGTGTGATTTGGCAGTTAAAGATTTTTTGGCAGTTAGTCCTATGGATGCGGGTATAAAAGACAATACTTTGATAAACCATAAGATTAGAAATACAACGATTCGTTTTATAGAAGAGAACCACTGGATGACTGGAGTTATGTACCACATTGGGCTACAGGCAAATAAGTTCCATGATTGGAACTTGGATGTGGACTCCTTTCAACAGATTCAGTACGCCGAATATGAAGATGGGCAGCATTACAATTGGCACATAGATACATTTCTTCTTTCTGGGCAACCATTGGATCGAAAAATTACGGCAATTTGTTTGTTAAATTACCCCCAAGAATTTGAAGGTGGTGAGTTGCAGATTAAAGAGGAAGTCATTCCGCTTAAAAAAGGATCTGTAATTGCGTTTCCTTCGTTTTATCCACACCGCGTAACTTCGGTTACAAAAGGTATTCGTAGGTCTGCGACCCTTTGGATTACAGGCCCAGCGTTTAGATAAGGACAGAATATGGCAATTGACAAAGCACTAGGGCAAGCCCCGCTAGGATTAGATCTTGAAGAGATGATGGATGAGCCTGCTCTTGAGATAGAGATTGAAGATCCCGAGGCTGTGCGTATTGGCATCGACGGTAAGCCCATACTAGAGATTGAACAAGTAGAAGTTGAAGACGATTTCAACGCCAACCTCGCTGAAGAGATGGAAGAGGATGAGTTAACGCAGTTATGTAACGACCTGATTGGCGAGTTTGAAGATGACACATCTAGCCGCAAAGACTGGATGCAGACATACGTAGATGGCCTAGAGTTGCTGGGCATGAAGATTGAGGATCGCACCGAGCCGTGGCCCGGGGCTTGTGGTGTACACCACCCGCTATTAAGTGAGGCCCTCGTCAAGTTCCAAGCCGAGACAATCATGGAGACCTTCCCAGCGCAGGGGCCGGTCAAGACTCAGATTATTGGTAAAGAGACACCAGAGAAGAGAGAAGCGGCTACTCGTGTAAAAGACGACATGAACTTCCAACTAACCGATGTGATGGTCGAGTATCGGCCTGAGCACGAGCGGATGTTGTGGGGCTTGGGTCTGGCTGGTAATGCGTTCAAGAAAGTCTATTACGACCCCTATCTTGAGCGTCAGGTATCTCTGTTTGTCCCCGCTGAGGACGTTGTGGTTCCGTATGGGGCATCTAACTTAGAGAACGCGGAGCGTGTAACCCACGTGATGCGTAAGACAGAAAATGAACTGCGCAGGCTACAGGTAGCAGGTTTTTACGCAGATGTAGAACTTGGTGATCCAGTTGATTCATTTGACGAGGTTGAGAAGAAAATCGCTGAGAAGATGGGCTTCCGTGCCACATCTGATGACCGGTACAAGATCCTTGAGATGCACGTTGACCTTGATCTACCCGGATACGAGGATAAAGACGACGATGGGGAGCCAACGGGTATTGCGTTGCCTTACGTTGTTACTATTGAAAAGGGTACGCAAACAGTCCTAGCAATCCGCCGGAATTGGAACCCAGATGATGATACTAAGCAAAAACGCAATCATTTTGTCCATTATTCATACATCCCGGGATTTGGCTTCTACGCTTTTGGTCTCATTCATCTCATTGGCGCTTTTGCTAAGTCTGGCACTTCTATTATTCGCCAACTTGTTGACGCAGGTACTCTCTCGAATCTCCCCGGAGGATTCAAAACTAAAGGTCTGCGGGTTAAGGGAGACGACACGCCAATTTCTCCGGCAGAATTCCGAGATGTAGATGTAGCCTCCGGCACGATCAAAGACAACATCATGACGCTTCCCTATAAGGAGCCGTCGCAGGTGTTGTACAGTCTACTGGGCACCATAGTTGAAGAAGGTCGTAGGTTCGCTAGTGCAGCGGATCTGAAGGTATCCGACATGAGTGCTCAGTCCCCTGTAGGGACGACGTTGGCTATATTAGAGCGGACGTTAAAAGTGATGAGCGCTGTCCAAGCGCGGATTCACTACAGCATGAAGCAGGAGTTCAAACTCCTTAAGACCATCATTCGTGACTACACCCCCGAGGATTACTCGTATGAACCGGTAGAAGGCCCACCACGGGCTAAGAAGTCAGACTACGATCAGGTCTACGTCATTCCTGTAAGTGACCCCAATGCGGCAACCATGTCGCAGAAGGTTGTCCAATACCAAGCAGTTATGCAGTTGGCTCAGCAGGCTCCTCAGTTATACGACCTGCCATATCTACATCGACAGATGCTTGAAGTCCTTGGGATCAAGAACGCTTCTAAGTTAGTACCGATGGAGGACGACGAGAAGCCACGCGACCCAGTCTCCGAGAACATGGACATCCTTACTGGTAAGCCGGTCAAGGCGTTTATTTACCAAGATCACGAGGCGCATATCGTTGTCCATATGGCAGCGATGCAGGACCCAAAGATTATGAAGTTAGTTGGGCAGTCGCCAATGGCTAATCAGATGATGGGTGCGATGGCTGCGCACATTCAAGAGCACGTAGCCTTTGAGTACCGCCGTCAGTTAGAAGAACAACTTGGTGTGCCCTACCCGGCGCCAGACCAAGATATGCCGGAAGATATGGAAGTACAGATTTCTCGTTTGGCAGCAGCAGGAGCACAAAAACTTCTCGCTCGCAACCAAGCCGAGGCAGCACAGCAGCAGGCACAACAGGTCGCACAAGATCCTATTGTCCAGATGCAACAAGCAGAATTGGCTATCAAACAAGCCGAACTGCAACGCAAGACCACTAAAGATCAGTTGGATGCCGCCGCAAAGGCAGATCAACTTGAGATTGAGAAACAACGGATTGAGGCACAGAAAGAGATTGCAGGTATGCAAGTTGGTGCCAAAGCCGCAAAAGACAAAGCCGATCTTGAATCCAAGATGGAGTTAGAAGGTATAAGACTCGGTTCACAAATCGCTCAGCAAAGGGCGCAAGGTTCCAAACCACCGAAGAAAGGCAGTGAATGAGTAATGACATACTTAAGTATCTTTCAGACAAGATACGAGAGGAAATGAAAGTAATTGAAAACGACACCGTTCTAGGTAATGCTAAAGATTTTGGGGCGTATCAATACGCTTGTGGTATTTACCGTGGACTTTTGATCGCAAACAATATTCTTATTGAAACAAAAGAAAGGATGGAAAAAGACGATGACTGAACTCGCCATCGCTACAGAAGAAGGTGAAGTAAGTACTCTGCCAGACACAGACGAACGCAAAGCCAAGCAGTTACCGGATCCTTCGGGATACCGCATTTTGTGTGGAATTCCTAACATCGAAGAGCAGTACGAAAGCGGGATTATTAAATCCGACATCACCCTCCAGCACGAAGAACTACTCACAACCGTTCTTTTTGTCGTAAAGATGGGGCCGGATTGCTATAAGGATGCCGCAAGGTTCCCATCAGGGCCTTGGTGTAAGGAAGGGGACTTTATTCTCGTGCGCCCCCACGCAGGTACGCGACTCAAGATTCATGGTCGTGAGTTCCGCATCATCAACGATGATTCTGTCGAGGGAGTAGTCGAAGACCCCCGTGGAATCAGCCGCAAATAGGAGTAAAAAATGCCGTTACCAAAAGAAGCAGAAGGAAAACCCGAATTTGAGTTTGAGGTTGAGGGCGAAGAAAAAGAAGTTGCTGCGCCGCAACAAGAAACTAAGGAGGCTAAGGGAAAACCCGAAGTTGACATCGAAATTGAGGACGATACGCCGGAGGAAGACCGAGGCAGGACGCCGCTTCCCAAGGAAATCGTTCAAGAATTAGAGGCAGACGAGTTAGAAGAGTATTCCGATAAGGTAAAAACTCGCCTGAAGCAGATGAAAAAGGTCTGGCACGATGAGCGCCGGGCTAAAGACGAAGCCGCAAGGGAGCGGGAAGAGGCTTTGGCCTTTGCCAGAAACGCCCTTGAAGAGAATAAACGCCTGAAATCTAGGCTGACTGAGGGGGAGAAATCCTTCCTTGACACAGCCAGAGGGGCGGCAGAACTTGAGATGGAAATGGCTAAACGTGCCTACAAAGAGGCATATGAGGCCGGAGATTCCGACAAGGTGGTAGAGGCGCAAGCCAAACTATCGGAGGTAAACTTTAAACTTCAGCGTATAAAAGACTACAGACCCTCTTTACAAACGCCTGAAATTGAAGTAAATAGTAACCAGCAGCAACAGGTACAAGTGCCTCGTCCAGACCAAAAGACACTTGCGTGGCAAGAGCGCAATACGTGGTTTGGTGTAGACGAGGAAATGACAAGCCTTGCACTTGGCTTGCATCAGAAATTAGAGAAACAGTACGGCAAAGGCTTTGTAGGTACTGACGAATATTGGGATCGTGTGGACACAACCATACGAAAACGCTTCCCCGAACAGTTCGAGGAAGAAGAAATTAAAACGACTAACGGGGGCGGCAAGCCCGTTACGCGCACCGAAAAACCTGCCACAGTGGTTGCTCCGGCATCGCGTAGCACATCCTCCAAAAAGATAGTGCTTAAGCAATCTCAGTTGATGATTGCGAAAAAATTGGGTTTAACCCCTGAGCAATATGCTCGGGAATACGCAAAAACTATGGAGAACTAACATGGCAGAAAACAGACTTGCACGCGAACTTGAAAACCGATCAAACGTAGAGCGCCCAAAGGCTTGGATGCCTGCTTCAGCATTACCGGAGCCAGACAAACAGCCGGGGTACGCATATCGTTGGATTCGGGTTGCATCAATGGGACAGTCCGACGCCAAGAACGTTTCCGCTAAAACGCGGGAAGGGTGGGAGCCTGTACGAATTGAAGAGCAGCCTAAGTTCCAGATGTTAATTGATCCTAATAGTCGTTTTAAGGACAATATTGAAGTAGCCGGACTGTTACTCTGCAAAATCCCTGAAGAATTTATGGATCAGCGTAAGCAGCACTACGCTAAGGCCACTAGAGACAACATGGATGCCGTAGATAACACGTTCATGAGAGAGAACGACCCAAGGATGCCGCTCTTTAAAGAGCGTTCTTCCAAAACGTTGTTCGGTAAAGGTAAATAAACTTTTAACGAGGTTAAAAAATGGCATATCCCACCGTATCAGGCCCTTACGGGCTTATTCCGATCAATTTGATCGGCGGTCAGGTGTTTGCTGGTGCTACTCGTCAGATCCCCATCGGTACAGGTGAGGCAACCGCTATTTTCTTTGGCGACGTTGTTAACCTAAACGGTGGCGGTAATGTGACAAAGTTGACCACCACGGACTCTGGCTCCGCAGTTGGTGTTTTCCTTGGTTGCACCTATGTCGATCCGACATTTGGTCTGACCTTCCGTCAGTTTTACCCCGGTGGCTTGACAAACTCCACGATGACTGCATACGTGCAGGACGACCCGGATGCTTTGTTTAAAGCCGCAGTGTGTGACACTGGCACAACAACCATCAGTTACTTAAACCGTACTGATGTTAATCGTAACGCTGCTTTGGTTCAGAACTCTGGTTCTACGACCACAGGTAACTCTGGTGTAGCCATCAATGATGCTACTGACACCACGACGACCTTGCCGGTTCGTATTATTGACGTTGTTCCCGAGACAGCAATTGCTGGTTTCCCCGTCA